CCGCGAGAAGGTGCAGAACCTCGTCACTCCGCTCCTCGCCCAGCTTGAGAAGGGTCGCGCTGGCGGCCCCCGCAACATGCGCTGGGGTGGTAACAACGTGTACTTCGACGTCGTGACCGGCCGCCCGGCTGGCGCGACGTTCTCGCAGTCCGGCTATTTCCCGCCCGACACCACCGCCACGGAAGTCCAGGCGAATGTCGGCGTGGTCCGCGCGTACACGACCCGTCAGATCGACGGCCTCGCGTTCGTCGGCACGCAGTCCAAGGATGCCGCCTTCACGACCATCGCCAAGAAGACGATGGAGGAAATCAAGGAGGCCTCCCAGCTCCTCATGCAGCAGGCCCTGCATAACAAGGCCAACGGCATCGTCGCCCTCATCGGCACGGCGTCGACCACGACGAGCATCATCGTCTCGTCCCCCTACGGCGTCTCTGGCGCTGGCCAGGGCTCGCTCCTCCTCTCGGTCGGTGACTACGTCGCCGTCCTCGATGCGACGGACAGCTTTGCGACCGTGCTCGGCCGTGCGGCGATCACCGCCATCAGCAACAGCGGCGACAACGCCACGCTGACCCTCGGCACCGCCATCAGCGGCATGGCCGCGGGTGACGCGCTGGTCAAGGCGACGGCGTCGGATACCTCGTACAACGCCGCCATGAACGGCCTTATCTCCATCACGAACCGTGGTGGGTCGTATGCCTCGCTCCACAACATCTCGGCCTCGTCGTACCCGATTTGGGACGCGACCCGGATGACGGCGGGCACCGACACCCCGGATGCGAACCAGCCGACCGAGTCGGACATCTGGGATCTCATCCAGAAGATTGCGGGCCGCAGCGGCAAGGACGCGATGGTGCGTCCGAAGGACTTCCTGCTCATGACGACCCCGGGCCTCGCCAAGAAGCTCATGGAGTCGATGGTCGGGCAGCGCCGATTCACCGCGGGCGAGTTTGCCACCACGATCAAGGGCGGCTACAAGGCGCTTGAGGTGTGCGGCATCCCGATGGTCCAGGACTACTATGTCCCGGCCGGCACCATCTACCTCCTCCACATCCCCTCGCTCGCGTGGGTGGATGCCAAGGATTGGGGCTTCGTCGAGTTCGAGGGCGCTGGCCCGTGGCGTTGGCTCTCGGGGCGTGACGCCTTCGAGACGACCTACGGCTGGTACGGCAACCTGGCCTGCCTCGCGCGTAACGCGCACGGCTCGATCACCGGGTACACCGACACGGCGCGCTACACGCACGTCGCGTAACCTTTACTGGGACGGGGTGGGGGCTTCGGCCCTCACCCCATTCCGAGGATAATTCATGCCGTATAACATTTTTGCTCCGACGCCGGGCCGTCTGGGTGTCCTGCCGAACCTCCTCGTGGGGCGCTGCGATGCGGCGATTGGCAACAACACCACGACGACGTACAGCTTCGGGTCGCATCCGGCGAAGTGCTACATCAACCGCGCCGTGGTGTCGGCGGGGACGGTGCCGGCCTCGACGAGCGGCACGATTCTGGGCGTGATCAAGAAGTATGATGCCTCGGCCAACGCGGCCGTGACGCTGACGGACAATGTGGACTTGGAGGCGCTGACGGCCAATGAGGGAACGGCCGTGGCCCTGCTCTCCACGCTGTCGGATGCCGAGCGGACGCTGGATACGGGGGATGTCGTGCAGTTTGTGGTGACGACCAATAACACCGTGACGACTGCCGCCGTGGACCTGATGGTCAACGTCGAGCTGTTTGTCGAGGTCTAACCGCGTGACGGTGCTGCTCAACAGCGCCGGCCAGCCCGAGCCGCCCACCCATGTGGTGAAGCGGCTTCGGGCCCTCCACGCCGGATTGCATCTGAAGTTCCTGAATCAGACGGGCGAGCATTGGGCGGTGTGCATGGACTGGCAGCCGGAGGATCGCCGCTGGGAGTATGTCCAGCGGGGCGAGACTGACCCGGCCTCCACCTATGACATCATCGGGTACATCCCGATGCTCTGCAGTGCCGACGAGGCGCCCGCCTATTTGGAGCGCACGTTCCGGCAGTACCCCAAGGACGAGATTCGCAATATGGCGGACCACGTCCAGCAGTACAATGATACCCAGCCCGTCGCCCAGGCCGCGGAAGCCGCCTTGGTCGAGGCGCTGGAGACTCCGGTGATTGCGTCTTCGCGCAGTCGCTCTAAGTAAACCCTTTCATCCCTTCCGGCCGTGGCGGTTACCAAAGCCCAACTGATTGCGTTGACGCGCGAAACGATGGACGCCGTCGCGTCGGAGCGGTGGTCAGATGCGACCATTACCCGCGTGCTGAACAGCGTGTACGCGGATGAGTGGTCCAATATCCTGAACGCCCAGCCGTACTACACGTTCGCCAAGCGGACGGTGACGACGGACAGCGACGGGATGATCAGCTTCAGCGACCTGAACAGCGGGTCGGGCGACAGTCAACAGAACTTCTATCGCGTCTTGTCGGTGTCGGATGGCAACGTCCTGTACACGCAGACGCGATTCCAGGACGTGCCGCTGGCCACGACGACCAACTATCTGCCGACCTATCCGCGCCTGTATTACACGGCGGGGCAGGCGCTGCAGATCCTGCCGGTGTCGGCCAGCCTTTCGCTGTATGTGTTCGTGAACTACCGCCCGACCAACTTCTCGGATTTGGCCTCGGATAGCTCGGTCATCGACTTCCCGGACGCCAATGAGACGATTATCGCCAATGAGGCGGGTGCTCGGCTCCTGAACAAGGGTGGGGCGGAGTCAGTGGCGGCCAAGACGCTCCGCGAGGAAGCCAATCTCCAGCGGTCGTCGATGCTTGATGACCTGCGGCGGTACACCATCAATCCGACGCGGATGGCGTACCCGGATCAGAAGTACGACTGGAGTGGCGGCTAATGGCCCGCGAGCGGCTGGTTGACCAGCAGCCGGGGATGGAAGGGGGGCTGAACGATGTGTCGGACGACATCTCCGTCCAGCCCAACCAGCTCCGGCGGGCGACGAACCTGCGGCTGACGGACTACGGAGCGGCGACCAAGCGCGGCGGCACCCAGCGCACATCGACCAATCCACTGGCGGCCGCATCCGTGCTCAATGGTTTCACGTTCCAGCAGGACAGCGGCACGAATCAGATTCTGGCGGTGTCCAACACCGACCTGTACACGGCGACGTTTGGCACGTTCCCCCGGACGTACACGAATCAGGGCGGCACGCTCTCGACGACCGTGCCCCCCGATTTCGCCCAGTTTCGGGACAGCGGCGGGAACGATGTGGTCTATATCGCGGACGGCGGCCTGCTCAACAAGTGGTCGGGCTCAGCGCTGACCGAGAACATCGCGGGGACGGTGGCGGTTGACACCTTGCAGGTGCACAACGAGCGCCTGTGGGCGTGCGGGAACAGCACCCACCCAGACAGCATCTTCTACTCCGACCTGAATAACGGGGACAGCCTCGGGAACGGGTCGAGCGGTGGGGGCCAGATCATCGTGCGGACCTTCGGGGACGAGACGATTGTGGGGCTGGCCTCCATTAACACCAGTCTGCTCATCTTCCATCGGCGCGGTATCTCTCGGCTGACGGGATACGGGCAGGACGACATTACGACGCTTCCGGCGGGCCTGACGGCGGACGTGGGCACGATTGCCGCCAAGAGCATCGTGGCGAACAACAACATCGCCTACTTCATCTCGGAGCGCGGGTTGTATCGCTGCAACGAGGCCGAGGTGGCGCCGGTCGGGACCCCGGTCAAGCCGGACCCGATTCTGCCCATCATCCGGCAGCTCTCATCGGCCAACTTCGACAAGATCCGAGCGGTCATCAACCGGGCGACCAAGGAGCTCTGGATTACCATTCCGGGTTATGGCTGCTACCAGTACCACACGGTGCTGGATTCGTGGTCGGGGCCGTGGGATGGGGGCTATATCGACCCGGACACGACGGCCCTGTTCGAGACGATTAACAGCTCGGGGTTGCCGGTCATCCTGAAGGGTGATGCCTCGGGCTGGGTCAGCCTCTGTGACGCGCCTGGCATCTATCTGGATAACGTCGCGGCGGCTGGCACGGGGGGCGCCCGGTATGCGATGACGGCCCAGCTGCACCGGCTCTATTGCGGGGATGACGCGCAGGCCAAGGCGTTCCGGTGGGGCTATCTGACCGCCCAGCTCAAGGGCTCGGACCAGTGCCGGATTGAATGGAACTCGGGCGACAGCTTCGGCTCCTTCTCGCTGCCACCCTCGACGGACGAGACGTGGGGCGCCTCTGGCACGACGTGGGGCGACGGGACATGGGGCGGCACCGGCAGCCGGAACTACCGTATCCCGATGGGTGGGACGGGCTATTACGTCGACATCAGCATTATTGACTCGGGAGAGGCGCTCCCGGTCTTCAGTCGTTTTTCGCTTGAAACCTTCGCCTTGGGGCGTCGCTAAATGTCAGAAACGGTCGGTCAACATTCCGTCGCCGCGTTCACGTCGCCGGTCAACGGCACGTCGCCTATTGACGCGAACACCGTCAAGGGCAACGATAACACCCTCCGGTCGGCCTATGTCGACCACGACGCGGATCCGGGTATCCACGTTCAGTCGTCCACCCTCGCCTCGCGGCCGGTGGCCAATAGCGCGGGCCGGAAGTGGATGACGCAGGACTCGGGCGTCATCCGGCTCTTCTACGACGACGGCACGAACTGGTACGAGGTGGACTACCTGCGGACGACCGGGGGGACCATCAGCGGCAACCTGTCCATCTCCGGTACGCTCGGGGTGACGGGGGTGGCGACCTTTACCGCCCAGCCCGTCCTGTCCAGCCTGACCGCCTCGCAGGCCGTCTTCACCGACGCCTCCAAGGGCCTTGTCTCGAACGCCATCACGGGTACTGGCAATGTGGTGATGTCGGCCTCCCCGACCCTGACCGGGACGATTGGCGCGGCCAGCATGACCCTGTCGGGCACGCTCGGCGTCACGGGGCTGCTGACCTTTGCCAGCCTGAAGGGCACCGGGGCTACGACGGTCACGAATATCCTCGACGAGGATAACATGGCCTCCGACAGCGCCACGGCGCTGGCGACCCAGCAGAGCATCAAGGCGTATGTGGATGCCCAGGTCGGCGCCTCGGACGCCCTCTCGGAGGTGCTGGCCATCGGGAACACGACCGGGGCCAACGACATCATCGTCAGCACCGGCCAGAAGATCCGTACCCCGGTCGTGGCGGCGGGGGATGGCACGTCGGCTATCACGATTGCCAATACCACCGGCGCCCTGACGCTGGCATCGGCGCTGGCGGACTCGAACCTGGCCACCATCTCCACGGCCGGCAAGGTCAGCAACAGCGCCACCACGGCCACCAGCGCCAACACGGCCTCGGCCATCGTGGCCAGGGACAGCTCCGGGAACTTCACGGCCGGCACGATTACGGCGACCCTGTATGGCGCTGCCCCGGCGGGCAGCCTTTCGGGCACCACGCTCGCCAGCAACGTCGTCTCCTCCTCGCTGACCTCCGTGGGCACGCTCACGTCGGGTGCGATTGGGAGCGGGTTCACGGCGATCCCGAACTCGGCGCTGGCCAATAGCTCGGTCACGGTGAACGGCACGGCCATCGCGCTGGGGGCCAGTGGAACGGTGACGGCTGCGGCCGGTACGCTGACCGGCACCACGCTGGCCTCGAACGTGGTCAGCTCCAGCCTGACCTCGGTGGGGACGCTGAGCAGCCTTGCGGTGTCGGGCGACCTGACCGTGGACACGTCGACCCTCAAGGTGGACTCGACCAACAACCGGGTGGGTGTGGTCAATGCCACGCCGTCGTATCCGCTGGATGTGACTGGTCCCATTAACACGGCGACCGGAGCCGCTGCGGCAACGTATAAGATCAACGGCACCGATGTGCTCTCCGCCACCACGCTGGGCTCTGGCGTCACGGCGTCCTCGCTCACCTCGGTCGGCACCCTGTCCTCGCTGACGGTCAGCGGCGCGTCGGTGCTTGGGCAAGAAATATCGCGCAATGCTGATACTGCCATCATGCGTATCGCTGGTGGCACGGCGGCAAGTGGCGCACAAATCTTGTTGTCTGGGCCGACGCACGCGACTGTTCCCGGACGCTTGTATCTTGAGGCAACTGGAACTGGAAGTCTTATTGCGCGAACTGGTGGCGCTGACAGGCTGACGCTCGACGCCTCCGGCAACCTCGCCGTCGATACCAACACGCTCTATGTGGACGCGGCGAACAACCGCGTGGGCATCGGGACGGCGACACCAAACAATGTTTTAGAAGTATTTGATGCATCAAGTCCTCGAATTGGCTTGTCTGGTCCATCAACGTCATCGGCGTATTATCTTTTCCGCAACTCTACGTCGGC